TTCGGCAGATTGATCTTTTTGTCTACGTTCTCTTCTTCTCTCGAACTGCTCACGCTTCTTAGCGTCTTTTATCGAAGCAATCGAGATCTTTTCTATATCACTTATGACAGTTCCGATTGACGAAACTATACTACCAATCCTATTGAGTGCTAGAGTTTGGGTACGAGCAGCAGAGGTTGCTGGAGTCTCTTTGCCAGAGGTTCCAGGATTTACAAACTTATAGACTTGTAGTTTAGCCACCTGCTGCTTTTTGCTCCTTCATGCGACGTTCTTCTTCTTTGAGGAATTGTATTAACATATTCACGTAGATTTCTTTTTCCCAAGGCATCAGATTATCGATATGTTCGATATTCCACTTATGGTGATGCATTAGTGCAAAGTTCCCCTCATAATAAGAACGGAGATTAGTATGAAGAAGTGCTATGCGAAAAAACTCGCAAGACCCTCAAGTACAACCTCACTTTCTACACCAGTATTTGGATTAGTTACCATGACAGTATGTGACAATTTAGGCATAGTCTCAAAGAACTTTTGAATCATTTGAAACTGCTTACTGTTAAGTTCATTAAACCATTCAATAAGTTCTGCCTTAGGAACATCCTTACATTCGTAGACTTGCTCAACATCAGCAATAGTTTCAACACAAGATGCTGCCATGTCAAACATTTGTTCCACTTCACTATCACTATCAGTAAAGTTCATCTTGACAAAAGTATCAAGACTGGGATATCCCATAGTAATCACAATCTCATCAGAGAGTTTCATCTCTCTTTTATGTCCTCTAGTTTTCACAACTTTGATGTCATCCAGAGGAATAGAAATCGCTACCTCAGTTTCACCATCATCAGGACATATCACCGTTACGTCAACTGATTCACCGACAGATTTTGTACGAATCTGTAAGAACAAATATTCAATATCAAACGTAGAGAGTCTTTCGACATTTTGAATGTCAGTACACTCTTTGATGATGTTCTTAATAGCAGTAACAATCTCATCTTGCTCACCAGTCTCAGTTGCGAGAAGAAGTAGTTTTTCTTCCTTAACCAAGAATGGACGAAAACTCACTGTTCTACCATCAGAAGGTAGTTTAATTTTGTACCTGGGTACATTTAACTTAGGTAATGCCATAGAGATTCACATCAGTATTTTTATTTAGGGAGTCATCAAGACTGGTCTGCGTCATAAACATTGTCAGGTGTTGTTGTAGTAACTGCACCACCTTGACTTTCTGCAGTAAATTCTCTTTCTGTCCAAAAACGATAACGCTCATAGTAGAACTGAACGTTGAGATCCATTGTTTTTGCTTGACTGTTATCTAGTTGAATCGAACCAATATTATAAGGATATACGTTTCTCAGTTCCCAGGCAGCAGTCAACTTATTTTTCTTTGACAGTAAGAAGTTATCACCTGCTTCTCTAAGTGCTCTGAGCGATCTAGGATCTGTGAATGCTTCATCTCCACCACCACGCTCAAACTTATAGATCATCACTCTAGGAGAGACATAGTTCCTATAGAAGTCGGTGTACTGATTACTATCATTTGCCATCGCTCTAGTCCAAGTCTCAAAGTAGTTTCTTGTCAACTGAGAACGAGGCATTGTAAACGTCATAGAAACTTGACTAAAGGCAGTTCCCGTGACATATTTCATTGCTGAACCTACATCAGTAATCTGTCCAGTAGTAATCTGCTTACTGGGAAGATTTACAGTCTTTGCATAATAATCTAAAGCCAGTGACAAATCACCAGTCTCAGATTTAAAAAGATCACCATTAACCTCATTGGCAATCATTGGAGGTGTTGCAAAATGCACCGAAAATAAGTTTGTGAAACTGGGGTTATTATTGGATTTCTTAAAGTATCCAATAAACTCTTGCAGTGAGCTAGTCCTAGCTGTATCTCGATTTGGAATAGACATTAGACTTTAAGTTCCTTTTCTGTGATTAACATAAACTCCCAGTTGTGATCAAGACAAAACTCGGTTGCTGCTTTCCACTTTGCTTGATTGACAGCGTATGTCACGACTTCATTGATATAACGTTTCGTATGCCTCTTTTGTGTTTTAGGTTCTTGCGTCTGTTTATAGGGTTTTACTTCAACAAGATACTTTTTATTGTTTATTTTAACATAAAAATCAGGAAAATAACGATGTCGTTTCCCATCAACTGGCGATATATAAGGAATGATTATCTCTTCGCTACCCCATTCCTGAACAGAAGGAGTAATATCACACCATTTCATGAACTTATACTCCCAAGAGGAGCGATAGATCACATTAGAAGCATCGCCTTTGTATTTCCTTGGAAAGGAAACTCGGTACTTGCCCTGATATCTCATAAATACATAGAGGTCATACAATATTTAGGTATAATCTTGGCAAGTATTTTCCGCTATCCTTTAGAAGCACCTACACCAGGTAGTGACAATTCTCCTTTTGGGGAAGGTGCGACCGAAGCGATTGATTATGTTTGTTTTCAGAGATCTACAACTTCATATGATGATGGCGGGTATGGAGGATTCTCTTTTCCTTCTAGTGCTGGCACCGCAAAACGTGTGCCCAATGATAAAAGAGTTTATATAGCAATGCCTAAGACATTGCAGACTGGATTTTCACCTCGTTACCAACAAATTGATTTGGGTGTTATGGGTGCTGCCATGCTGTCTGCAATGGGAACAGATCTTAGTGGTGACATGAATGATCTTGCAAGGATTATCGGTGAGACCGCAGACGCAGCACTACCCGAACTTCAAGCAGGTGCGCTTGCTGGAGTAACTAGCGGTTTAGCACAGACAGGAGGTCTCGCTGGCGGTCTCACTGCTAGTGGTATTCAAGCATTGACTAGAGGGAGAATATTCAACCCATTTAAAGAACAAGTCTTTGCAGGTCTTGATTTTAGAACTCACAACTTTACATTCAAGTTGTTGTCTAGATCGGAACGAGAAGCACAAAGAGTGCGAGAGATTATTGACTATTTCAAGACTGGTGCTCTACCTTCAATCGGCGGTACGGAAAACGCTTTAAATACTAGAGGCGGATCCCAAGAGATTGATAATGCTCTGTCAGGACTAAACTCGCAGAGATTCTTTAATGTACCCGATTCCTTTGACATTAAATTTATTCGTCTAGCACCAGACGGCACTACATCAAAGATATCCGCTGAAGATGCTGATTTTATGCACTTCAAGGTTCACCCATCTGTTTGCACAGGCATTCAAGTCAACTACACTCCAGATGGTCAATATACATCATTTAAGAGTATTAAGGGGGGAATGGTTCAAGTTCCCGCAATCCAGTTAGGTCTCACTTTTGCTGAACTCAAACTGGTCACCCAAGGAGACATCGCAAAAGGATTCTAATGGCAGCATATTTTTCTTATTTTCCAAACGTATACATTGGCGAAGGCGTAACATCTGATGAAGCGTTTAAGTATCGCCTTACCAAGAACATCTTTCGTAGAATGAAAGCAAGAGATGATCTAGAAAAGTATTCGACAACATTTGAGGCATATTCTGTCAAAACCGACGAAACTCCCTCTGGACTTGCTCATCGTATCTATAAAGATGCTCATTTAGATTGGATCATCCTATTGGTGAACAATATCACCGATGTTTATGAAGGTTGGCCAAAATCAGAAGCGTCTTTACAAGCATTTGTGAGAGATAAGTACGAAGATCCTGATGCTGTTCATCACTATGAGACTAATGAGGTATTATTTGAAGATATTGTCTATATTAAGAAGAACATTGATGTTAATGAAAGTTTTCGTGCTGTAATGCCAGATGGATCAGTCAAAACGGCAGATGAGTCTAGATTTCCAGTAACTAACTATGAGCATGAGTATTATCTGAATGAGAAGAAGCGTCTTATTCGTCTTCCTAACTCATATTTGATTGATTTGATGTCCTCAGAGATGAGAGAACAACTTGCATATCAACCTAATGTAGAAATTGATAAGCAAGGAAATAAAAAGACTCCTCTTAGTGCTTCATCCAGATTCATCAATAATGATGCTGCTGTTATTGCTAGCGGTTCTAATATCACTGCTCTTGGTGCTGTAACATCGTTTGATAACGGTCCTACATCTTCTGGTGTTGCTGGCACTTCAGCCGCTGTAGTAGTAGGAGTTGCAACGACTACAACAGTCACAAACACCTCTTCTAGTGGTAGTTCTAGCAGCAGCGGTTCTTCGAGTGGAAGTGGTGGATACTGATCCTGAGTTTATAAACATAGATATAACAAAAGACGGACTTGCACTTATGTACAAATCCGTCTGTTTTCATTTGGAAAAGTGGCCAGGTGGCGATGCTTCCGAACAAGTTGCTCTGCAGCAACTAAAAGATAGTGTATTTCGTATTATTCTTGAAAAAACCTTAGAATCCTAAAATTTGGCGGGGTTTTTTTTGCCCAATTTATGGAATCAAAGGTCGATTTCAGTTTCAACCTCCATCAACTTGGCATCCAACCATGGCACCGCCTACGATACCCAGGGGGATTGCCCAGAGTCGTCCGTCACCTCTGGAAGCAGCAGCACCGATGCCTCCACCAGCGATGCCACCTAGAATAGAACCTTCGATGCATGAATTGTCGTCAGTTTGATGCTGTTTTTGCGGAGCATCATCACGACGGTGGACACGATTATTACAAGGAACTTCTACTCGCTCCCTGTATGATGAGACGTATCCAGGAGACTTAGATGTACCAGGAATATATTCTTCTCGATATTCATTGCGATAGCATTTATTTTCTGAGGCATACCCTCTTTGAGATTGATATGCTTGACGGTTACTGCGGTCACCAATACTCTCTGCACTAACAGGCAGAGCAGAGAGTGTCATCAGAGCAGCTAGTGCAAGTTTCATTGGTCTTCTTCCTTATCCTTCTTATTGAATCCGAAAGGAGCGATGGTGTCTTCCAGTTTTACTTTGAGGGCAACCGTGCCGATTGCCTCCATAACTTTCAGAACATCCTCAGGTTTAGCATTTTCACCAAGTTCTTTGGCAATGTACCAATACTTAGGCCAGAAGGTTTCACCTGCCTTCTGGTAGTCCTCAACTGTTAGGATCTTCATTAGTCCTCCTCAGCAAGTTTAGCGAAGTAAGACAGAGTGTCATCTTCGTCTTGGACAGGAGAGGATGCAACTGCTTTCTCTCGGAAGTCAGATACTTCTTGTCCCCAGTTCTCTACTGGTTCGGGTTTTGCAAACACTTCCTCTTCATCCTCACGAATGACAGGAGCAGATGCATTAGAAGTCTTACCAAGCACCAGGTTCAGACGTGCCTCAAGTTGCTCATAGGACTTGAAGTTCTTGGAATCTTCAAAGTCGGCAAGAGAATGTCCTTCTTTCCAGATGGACTCCAGTTTGTCGTCATCGAAGTTACCCAGGGTTCCAGGTGCAGCGAACTCAGACTTGTCGTAGTTCCAGTAACCGTCAACCTTACGGATCTTCAGTTTGAAGTCAGCACCCTTCCAGAAATTGAAGGGGTCAACGGGGGACTCGTCAGCAAATGCAGGTTGCATTGCTTCAACCAGTTTGTCAAAGATCTTCTTACCAAACTTGTAGAGGAAGACACGACCCTCATTCTCGGGATGAGCAGGGTCTTGGACAACATAGATGTTAGCATAGTAGGAGAGTTTGCGCTTTTGGGCACGGGCAATCTCCTTATCAGAATCACGACCACTGTTCCACAGTTCGCGATTCAGTTCACCAACGGGGTCATCCTTACCCAGGGTAGTGAGAGAGTTCTCAATGTACCACTGTCCACCAGGACCCTTGAAAGCATGGGACCAGACCTTTGCCCAAGGCATCTCTTCGCCATCGGGAGCAGGGAGGAATCGGATGACAGCGTAACCGTTACCAGACTTGTCCAGTTCAGGTTTCCAGAAACGCTCGTCGGCGGAAGAACCAGCAGCGGGCTGATTCAGTTTGTCAATCTCTCGGGTCAGTTTTTCAAAGGTGCTGCCGCCAGCAGACGCCTTCTTGAGAGAGGCAAAAGACATGTTCGTATTCTCCGTATTGAATGTGTAGTTTGTGTGTTTGCTACTGGATCATCGTAGCATACTATTTAGTCGCGGTCAACCTCCTGTTGTGCCGCTTGTTCGAGTGTCATAACCATAGCGTCCATGCACTCAAGGAGGTCAGAATAACCAAATGCTTGTGAAAGAGCATTGATCCTGGTCTTCATGTCGGCTGCTTCGGTGTCTTCCGATGCTGCCAAGCATAGTCTACCATAAAAAGTGCGTTGTTTGTCGATCAGGACCTTACAATCTTCAATGTGATCCAGTTTCTCCTGCTTGTTCATGCGTCCCAACTGGGAGGTCATAGACGCAACTTCTTGGTAGGTATTAAAAATGTCTTGCAAGTTATCTTGTACTTGCTCAGAATTGAAAAACTTGCTCATAACTTTGTCCTTATTACTGTGAGTATTACCTCCTTGTATTTTTGACAATCAATATACAGGAACGGTTTGTACTTCAACACCCTATTTTTTACCTCTTTCCAGATAGGGTCAGATAGTTTCTTGTCAAACTGTTCAGTGTATCCTAAACAAGATTCAAATACAACGAGTGTTTCTAATGAGATCTCTGATGAGAGATAATGTTTAATGAGAGGAGGATGTCTGCCTTCTTTTACTTCAAAGATTTTGTCAAACTTATCCTGATAGGGTGATTGGAAGTAAGTTAATAGAAGATCTACGTCCTGTCTAAATTTATAACAAAAAGACTCCTGACTTACTTTCCATTTTGTGTAGTTACCGTCACTAAAAGATTTAATATATCCCTTGGGGTCTTGCATAAAGTTAGCGACAAAGTAGTCCAGGATTTGACTCCCGTCGTACTTCGTCGCTAGTTTTTTAAAGAAATAACGGTCAAGTCGTTGCTCAAAAGATTTTTCAGAGGCATTTACTTTGCCTCTATACTTTTGATAATCATAATGTTCTTTGGTGAAGTGCATTCGCAATGCGAGATACATCTTATACACTTCAAATCCAGTCACAGTGGTAATACTCCTTTAGATCGTTTCTTCATATAGTTTAGACGCTCTGCTTCATGTCGCAGGCGTTCTTTTAGAGGTTTTGTCATCAGTTTAGGGACAGTCTCTATTTCGATTTCATTCTCCTGGCAGAAAGTTACCACTGCTTCGATATATGATATCAAACCATTACTCCGTTTTACCAAACGCTCGATCTCCATCGAGAACTTAGTAGGAGTTAGAAACTTGTCTTCTAACTGTTCTTTAGACATTCGTTCTTCCCCTAACAAATTCTTCAATGTAGGACTTAAGTAGTTGTAAATAGTCATCAAGATTGTACTTCTCAAACACTTGAATAGTGCCTTCTTCGGTGGCGATAAGGGTGACAATTTTCTTTACCTCTAAACCTGAACGCTCAAGGAACATTGCTGCGTATGCAGTCTCTTGCACAAAATAGTGCTCGATGTAATCTTCCTTTTTTTCTTTAGTTGAAGTTTTGAAATCGATTACTGCCAACTCACCATCGAATTCAGCAATGCAGTCTACTCGACCAGCTAAACCGAGATAATGTGAATATAAAAAGGTCTCTAAACAATGGATATTGTTTATACGGTTCAGCGTAGACTTTGCTGCTTGAAACATTCTAACAGATAATGGATTATTTTCCAAGTATTTGTCGATGTTCAGTTCACCTTTGAAATAGTCTTCAGAGATTGCATGAAATGCAGTACCTCTTTGTGTTGCTCTAGCAGTAATACGATTTGCCTCTACTTCACCAATCTTAGATCTCCATTTCTGGAAAAAATGTGCGTTCTTAAACGATGTGATGGAGGTTACGCTTGGATAATATTTATCAGCACCAGGGATAGGATAAAATCTGGTGCCATCTTTCGTCACAGGTTCAACCTCCACATGATCACGGAGGTTCACATCAATAAAGTTAAACATCAAAATCCTAAGTTATA